CCTTTATGCGGATGCTCTTCGTTTTAATTCGTATTGCTCAAAGCTCTACATGGCCGAATGGTCCGTACCGCCTGGCATTGATCCGATGAGCTCTCCCGAGGTCTGGAAAATGGCCAACCCCGCAATCGGCTACACGCTCGAGCCCGACGTATTGCGCGACGAATCAGAGCAGGTGGACAAGGCCGCGTTCCTGCGGGCGTCGCTCAACATCTGGATCAGCTCGGAGCGTTCGTGGCTTCCGCCTGGACTGTTCGACAGCCTCACGGTTGACGAATCCCCGCCGGCGGCGTGCTGGCCGTGGATTCGTCCATTGACGAGTCGCTTTACTGCGGCGTAAGGGCGCAGCGCGTAGGCGATGACCGTATTGGTGTCACCGTGGAGTTTCTCGCTGATTCGCTTGCCGACTGCTGGCGCAGAATCATGGATGCGGCGACCACTTGCGATGCCGTCGCTCTGACCCCATCGCTGTTTGACATTGCACCGGCCGAGCTCGAGCGAAAGAAGGTGCAGGTGGGTTACGCCGAGCTGGCGACCCACACCGGCACGATCCGTCAGCTGATCATGGAAGGCCGCATCATCCATACCGGCGAGCAAATGCTGGCCGAACATGTGGACCGGGCCGGTGGGCGTCCGTACTCAACGCGGCTACGCGCTCTCGTCACAAAAGAGCAGCGGCCCGATCACCCTGGCGCGTTGCCTGGTGTTCGCGACGTCACTGGTGGCGCGGCCGGCACAGCGGTCAAAGCCTGCTATCGCGTTCGGCTAGTAGCCTGATAAGCGTCCATGGGGCGCGGCCGGTGTCTCCCCCGCGCTTCATGGGCATCAAATCGTATACTTATCGCGTAAGCCTTGCTTTCACTTACACCGAAAGGCACGCTTTCTACATGGAGCTGTTCAAGCCGAAGGTGAAGGCAACTCCAGCGATGGCATCAGCACCCATCGCGGCAGCTGCGGGCGCTCCGCAACCGGGTAACTTCCTTGGGTACAGCGTCGGAGCCCTCGAGGAAGCAGCGTTGAGCGTTCCGACCGTGGCCAGGGCAATCTCCCTGCTCTCCACGGTCGCTGCCACCCTGAACATCCGTACCTACACCCTGCAGTGGACTGGGCAGCGGTACGAGAAGCTCTACGTCGAGGGCGAGAGCTGGATGACGCGGCCCGATCCGCGAACCACGCGCAACTTCGTCATGGCCAAGACTGCCCGCGACCTTATCCTGTATGGCCGCGCTTTCTGGCTTGTCACCAGCCGATACAGCACCGGGTTCCCGGCCACCTTCCAGTGGCTGCCGGCCAATCTGTGCGACACGCCCGACAACGCGCCGCCGGAATGGTTCGGGCCCGTTGACAAGATCAACTTCAACGGCATGCCGCTCGACGTTGCGCAGGTGATCCAGTTTCACAGCGGTAGCCAGGGGATCATCTATCAGGGCAGGCGTGCCATCCAGATCGCACTGCGGCTTGATTCAGCTGCGGAGCGTTTCGCGTCGAATGAGATTGCCGCTGGCTACCTGCAGCAGAAGGGCGGCGAGCCCATGAGCGGCGAGGAGCTGGCCGAAATGGCTGCCGCCTGGGCCGCGAATCGCCGCACCAACAGCATCGGCGCTCTGAACGAGCATGTGACGTTCGAGAGCTACGACGTTGACCCGTCAAAGCTGCAGCTGGTGGAGGGAAGGGAGTATCAGACCAAGGAGCTGTCGCGGCTCATGGACATTCCCGCCTACCTGCTGGCCATCGACCAGTCGGGCATGACCTACGCCAACGCGCAGCAGGCCCGGCAGGATCTGATCCTGTTCGGCGCACGCCCGATCCTTCACGCCATCCAAGAGCGCCTTTCCATGGACGACATTCTGGCGCGTGGCCGTCACGTTGAATTCGCCCTGGACGAGTACGTCGACGAGTTCACGGACCCCGAGGCAATGCCGGTTGACACTTCGCCGGCCGATCATCAGGAACAACACTGATGCTCCGCTTTGATGCTGACGCCAGCCTGATCATCGCGCAGGCCGGTAGTGAGAATGAGCCCGCACGCATCGCGGGCATCGCTGTGCCGTGGGATGTGGTTGCCACTGTCTCCGATGGCCAGCAGGTGCGCTTCTCGCGGCGCGTTCAACACCGCGCAGAAGCCCGCGAAGTTGATCGAGAACCACGACCTGACGCAGCTGCGCGGCGTGGTCGACACGCTGGTTGATGGTGATGCTGGCCTTGAGTTCGAGGCCACGCTGGCAGACACCCGCGCCAGCCGCGACGCCGTGGCGCTTCTCAAGGCCGGTGCCTATGACGCCGTGAGCGTCGGGGCCAATCCCACCAAGTTCACCACCGACGCCGAGGGCGTGATGACCGTCACGGAAGCCACCCTCGTCGAGCTCTCCCTGGTCGCCGTTCCGGCGTTCAGTGAGGCCGTGATCACCGAGATTGCGGCGACCGCCGATGCCACCGAGGACGAGGCGGAGCAGGATCCCGAGCAGGACACTGACAACACCGAGCAGGAGCATGAGGCAATGACCGATGCCGAGAAGGCCGAGCCCATCGAGGCAGAGGCCACCATCCCGACCCAGCCGATCCTGTACGCCCAGGCGCGTACCGAGGTGACGCTGCCCACCGCTGCGGAGTACCTTGCCAGCTTCATCGCCGGCGGCAGCGCGTGGGACAGCATGCAGGAGCAGGTGCGGGCCGCAGCGCCGGATGTGATCACCACCGACACGCCCGGCATCCTGCCGACGCCCATCGTGGCGCCGGTGTACAACAACTTCGTGGGCAACCGCCCGGTGGTCGACGCCATCGGTGCCAAGGCCATGCCTGGCGGCGGCAAGGTGTTCATCCGCCCGAGGTCACCACTCACACTTCGATCGCCAACCAGGCGACGGAGAACACGGCCCTGCAGTCGGGGACGTTCGTGGTGTCGTCGAACCAGGTGACCAAGGGCACCTACGGCGGCTACGTCACGATCAGCGAGCAGGACCTCGACTGGACTGACCCGAACGTGCTGGCGCTGGTGCTGGACGACATGGCGCGCATCTACGCCAACGAGACCGACAACGTGGCGGCTGACAACCTTGTCGCCGGCGCGACGGTCACCCGCGTTCTCTCCAACGCCAACCTCACCGACCCCGCCAAGTGGGTCGAGTGGATCTACGGGGCCTCGCAGACCATCCTGAGCGACAGCAACGGCAACCTGCCCACGCACCTGTTCCTGGCATGTGACCAGTGGGGCAAGCTCGGGCAGCTGGTGGACGGGTCCAACCGTCCGCTGTTCCCGCAGGTCGGTCCCATGAACGCCTTCGGCAGCGTCACGCCGGGTTCGACCGAGGCCGTGGCCTTCGGTCTGCGCGTGGTCGTTGACCGCAACTTCGCCTCGGGCACCATCATCATCGGCGACGCCTCTGGCTTCGAGATCTTCGAGCAGCAGAAGGGGGCCATCTCGACTGACAGCCCATCGACGCTCTCGCGGACTCTCGCCTGGCGCGGCTACTTCGCCACGCTGATGATGGACGAGAAGAAGTTCGTCAAGCGGGTCGCGTCCTAGTAACCGCCGGCGGATCGACTGCCCATGCCTACCTACGCCATCACGCACCGACAGGTCACTGACAACCACATGGTTGTTCAGACGCTCGAGGCTACCGAGATAGGTACTGGGCAGTCGATCACCGTGGCGGGGCTGGGGGCCACGCTCAACGGCACCTACACCGTCGTTGACGTTCCCATCGATCTGTTCCTGGGCGTGGATGATGAGGGCGACCACCTGTTCGACACTGATGTGATCATCCTCAACCAGCTGCTGGTATCCAAGACGGCAGACGACGTTGCGCGTGGTGCCGTTTCCGGCACGCTCACGTTCACGCCAACCTGCACGGTGGATTACCAACCAGATGGTCATTGACTGGCTGGGCATTGCCACTGCGACGGCCAACGACACTACGTTCATCACCAAGTGCGTTTCAGCTGCCAACGCCTACGCCTACCGCCTGCCGGCGGGAAGCCGGGTACTACGACAGCCTGACAACGGTGCCTGGCGGCGATGTGGAGCTCGGGACCATCATGTACGCGGGCAGCCTGTACCGCGAGCGCGGTTCGGTGGATTCTTTTGCGTCGTTTGAGCAGATGGGAACGCCGATCCCATACGGCCAGAACGGGCAGATCAACCGCCTGCTGGGCGTCAACAGAAGCCAAGTTGCATGACGGCCACCGGCATCTTTGCGGAAGCCAGGTCAACACTGGTCGCATCGCTCGAGGGACTGGGCCTGACCGTCGTCACTGACGTTCGCAATGCCCGCCCGATTTCGGTGCTGGTCGATCCGCCGACCTTCACCTGCTTCAACAGCAACATCGCGGAAATTGAGATTGGCGTCAAGATCCTTGCGGCCCCGCCGGGCAACCAGGACCTCTTGACTACCTGATCACGGACGGCCGACACCATTATGAACAGCAGCATTTCGCTGATTCGTGGTATTCCCGGCGTCATGCAAGTGGGCGGGCAGGAAGTCCCGACCTATGACCTCACCGTAAGAGTCGGAACCCAAAGGAGTTAGCCGTCATGGCGACCACGACTTACCTTTCGAACCCGGCCGTGCTCACCGTGGACACGGTTGACCTCAAGGACCAGGCAAGCGCCGTCACGCTGGAGCTGGGCTATGCCAGCCTGGACCGCACCGCGTTCGGAGACACCGGCAGCCAGATGACCGCCGGCCTGCAGACCGTCAGCGGCACCATCACGTTCTACGTCGACTACGGGGCCAGCGGCGTCGAGGCGACGATCAACGCTGCCCTGGGCGACGGGACCACTGACATTGTGGTCAAGAAGGACAACGCCGCCATCAGCGCGAGCAACCCCGAGTACACGATCACTGACACCATGTATCGCCAGCGCGCCCATCACCTACACCGTGGGCGAGCTGCAGGTCATGGAAGTGTCGTTCGAGGGCGGTACGTGGGTGCGCGACATCACGCCGTAGCAACAACGAGGGGAGACACAGATGGCCAAAGCAGACACCGGCAAGCCGCTCCGCTTCACCACCACAAGCGGCACCTGGACAGTCCAGATCGGCGGGTACAAGAACATTGTTCATTTTGAGCGCCATTTCAACACTTCGGCCCAAATGCTGGAGCGTGCGCCCAGAGTGGAATACGTCCTGTACTTGGCGTGGGACGCCGCAATCGCGGAGGGCTTGCCGGTCCCCGCAAAGTTCGACGCTTTCATCGACGAGATTGTCGACTTCGAGGAGCTTGAGGACGAGGCGGGGGCAGACGAAAACCCTACCCCAGGGGATCAGTCGGCAGAGCGCTAGCCCTCGTGCTGGTGCAAACAGGCTTCTGGCCCCCTGACCTAGAATTCACAATGAAGGATCTGAACACCATCCTGCAGGTGATGAACGAGAGCCAGAGGTAATGCCGGCGACGATCAAGACAGAGGTGGTGGGGGTCAAGGAGACCATCAAGGCGCTGCGCCAGGTCGACCCCGAGTTCCGCAAGCAATTCAACCGCGCCGCCAAGGATGTGGTTGCGCCAATGGTTGCCGAGGCCAAGAGCTTGTACCCGCAGCTGCCGCTGTCTGGCATGGCCCGTCCGTGGACGCCCAAGAGCTTCTCAATCTTTCCATGGCAGGTTGCCAAGGTCCGCTCCGGCGTGAAGGTCAAGACCTCGACGCGGCGCAATAAGAACGCTGCGCTGTACGTCAGCCAGGGCGAGCCCGCCGGCGTGCTGTTTGAGACCGTCAGCACCGGCAAGCCGCTTGGGGCCAACATCCGGGCCCGTTCTGATCGCGTTCTGTGGCCGACGGCTGAGCAAGCACGCCCCGCGCATCAGCTCAGGGCATCGAAAAGATCGTGGCCGAGGCAGAGAAGGTCGTCCAGGGGATGGTGCATTAGTGGCCATAGCAATCCCCATCCTCACCGACTTCAACGGCGGTGGGATTGACAAGGCTGTCGCGCAGTTCCAGAAGCTTGAGACCACCGGCCAGAAGGCTGGCTTTCTCATTCGCAAGGCCGCGCTTCCAGCAGCTGCAGCCATCGGAGCTCTTGCCGTTGGCGCGGTCGCTGCCACCAAGGCAGCCGCCGAGGACGCCGCCGCCGCTGACAAGCTTGCAAACACCCTTGGGCGCGTCACCACGGCCAACCAAGCGGCTCTGAACGCCGTGGAGCCCTACATCAGCGCTTTGTCGCAACAGGTGGGCGTCGCCGATGACGAGCTACGGCCGGCGCTCGGGAAGTTGGCCACTGCCACTGGGGATCTGACCAAGAGCCAGCAGCTGCTTGGCCTTGCCCTCGACGTGAGCGCCCAGACGGGTAAGCCGCTGGAATCAGTCACCACGGCGCTTGCCAAGGCTTACGGCGGCCAGTTCGGCGCTCTGAACAGGCTGCTGCCCGGTTTTGACCAGGGCATCATCAAAAGCAAGGATTTCGCTGCCGCGCAGGACGAGCTGGCGCGCCTCACAGGCGGCGCAGCGTCCGAAAGTGCCAACACTGCCGCCGGCCAATTCCGACGCTTTCAAATCACGCTGCAGGAGACCAAGGAGAGCATTGGGGCGGCGCTGCTGCCGGTGCTCAATGCTTTCCTGCCCATCTTGCAGTCGGTGGCCAAATGGGTGCAGGAAAACAGCAATGTGGTGGTGATCCTGGGCGCAGCCATCGGCGTGCTTTCCGGCGCTGTGCTGGCCGTAAATGCTGCCATGAAGCTTGCAGCTGCCGCCACGGCCGTGATGACCGCCGCCCAGTGGCTTCTCAACGCCGCCTTGGACGCCAACCCCATCGGCATTGTCGTCCTGGCCATCGCTGCTCTGGTGACCGGCTTGGTGGTCGCGTACAACAAGAGCGAAACCTTTCGCAACATCGTCAATTCCATTGGCACCGCGCTGGGCGCGGTCGCCGGCTGGATCAACGACAACGTGATTCCCGCCATCACAGGTTTCTGGAACGCCATGAAAAAGGCGTGGAATTGGATTGACGAGAACGCCGGGCCTGTCTTGGACGCCCTCAAACTGTCGCTGAAGTTGGCATTTGCGCCGATCTTTCTCGCCGTCGAGGCAATGAAGACTTTGATCGACTTGCTGGGCAGCTGGCAAAAGAAGGGCGTAAAGGGCAATCCTCTGGCCGGCGGCACTGGCAGCCTGGGCACCGGGATTCCTCGCGGCGCATCCGGCGGCATCGTGCGGCGTCCAACGCTTGCCATGATTGGTGAGGCCGGGCCCGAGGCCGTGGTGCCGCTCAACCGCACGCGAGGCAATGGCCCGCTTGGCGATGCCCTGGGCATGAACATCACGGTCAATGCCGGTCTGGTGTCAAGCCCCGAGCAGGTGGGTCAGCAGATTATTGAGGCCATCCAGAGGGCACAGCGGCGTTCGGGCCCGGTGTTCGCGCCGGCATGAGTGCGCCCACTCTCCAGGTGATGATGGGGTTTTCAGACCACCGCCAACTTTGGCAACCCATTCAAGCTCGATAGCAGCACATACGGCAAACTCAACACCGGAACCCTTGGGGGCATCCAGTACGTCGACGTAACAAGCATGGTGGAAAGCGTCAGCATCACCAGGGGGCGCAACCGCGAGCTCGAGCAATTCAACGCCGGCACCGCGAACATCGCGTTCTACGACCCAACGCGCATCTTTGATCCGCTGAACGCCAGCTCGATCTACTACCCGTTCGTTGGCCCGCGCAACCCGGTCAGCGTCTACGCCAATGGCACAGAAATCTTTTGCGGTTTCGTGGGCGACTGGAACATCGCCTATGGCAAGACCGCCAGCGCGACGATCACCACCGCCAGCTGCGCAGACGCCTTCACCATCCTTGCCAATCAGAACATGAACGCCTGGACGCCGACCGCACAGGCATCAGGTGCCCGCGTTTCCGCCGTTCTGGACCGTCCCGAGGTCATCTACCAAGGGCCGCGCTCAATTGACACCGGATCGTCAACGCTGGGCGCGTACGCCGTGACCGACGGCCAGAACGTCTTGCAGTACCTGCAGAGCGTTATGTCATCGGAGCAGGGTTATCTGTTCATCGCGGGCGACGGCACATTGACGTTCCGAGGCCGCGCACGCATCGCTCGAACCCAACGGCAACGGTGTGCGTTTACCGATACCGGCGGCAGCGTGCGGTACATGGAAATGGCAAACGCTTACGGTGACGAGCTGCTTTACAACTACATCGCGTTGCAATCGCCCGCCGGCGCAACACAGACTGCATCCAGTGCAACCTCGATTGCGTTGTACCAGGCGCAGCAGTATTCCAAGCTTGACCTGCTCAACAGCACGACCTCCGAGGTCTTGAGCATGGCCAACTATCTGCTTGGCCGGTACAAAGATCCCGTGGTGCGCTTTACCGGCGTCGAAACGCAGCTGGCAGCCCTAAACACAGCTGATCAAGATGCTTGCCTGTCCGTTGACTCTGACTGACATCGTTAGCGTCACTAAGAGCTTCACGGTTGGCACGCCAACAACGGTGACGCAAACGCTGATCACCAGCGGGGTCAGCCATCAGATTCGCCCTGGTAGTCATGTCGTCCGGTACACCTTTGAAAGTACTGACAGCAACGCCTACCTCACGCTCAACAACAACATTTTCGGCACGCTCGACAACAACCTTTTGGCGTTCTAAGGAGTTTCCATGGCTTGGTCAGATCCCGGCGATTTCACAAGCGGGCAGATCCTCACCGCAGCGCAGATGGATTCCGTGCGCGAGGCCATGTTCCTCGGGCAGGCCACGTTCACCAACGAGGCAGCCCGCGATGCCGCCATTCCCGCGACGGGCATTGCGCTGCAAGAGGGCATGCGGGCCTACCTGACTGCATCAACCGTCGCAGCTGCCACTGGGACCACCACCGCAGTCCCGACCGGCATTACGACGATCTACAACGGCACGTCATGGGTCAACACGACCCCGATTGGTGCTCATTCGACGACAAACGGCACGACCAACAGCACCAGCTACGTCACCACGTTGACTGGCGACTCCACCGCCATCAGCGCAACCATAAGCACCGGAACGACGGCACTTCTGACCATTTCCAACAGCTTTATCCTCCCGTCCGTTGGCGTCAATGTGTTCATGACGATCTCCGTCAGCGGAGCGACAACCGTTGCCGCCGGCGACACCAATGGCTTCCTCATTACGACGCCTGGCAGCAACTACTTCATCGGCGGCAGCCGCACTTACGTCTTGACTGGTTTGACTGCTGGGACCAACACCTTCACGCTGAATTACAAGGTGGCGTCAAACACGGTCACCTTTGTCAACCGCAATTTGGTGGTGCAGGGAGTCGCATGAGCCCCGAGGATGCCCACACGATCCGGCAGGACATTCGTGAGCTGCGCGAGGCCGTGGCGTCCGTTGAGGCATTGCAGCGCGAGGCCAACAAGCGCCTGGGCAAACTCGAGGGGCGAGTGTTCGAGGTTGAGATTTGGAAGGCCCGGCTGCAAGGCGCAGCTGCAACGTCGCGGGTCGTCTGGCTGCTCGCCGGCGGAGCCATCACCGGCTTGATCGTCGAAATCATCCGAAACATCTAGGGGAGCCATGAGCATCAGCAACGGCCAGATGACGCTGCGGAAGGCACTGTCATACCTCGGAAGCATGGAGGGCGCGCCCAACCGTTCGGGCGACCCCATCGTTGACGAGTGCCAGGCGCTATACGGATTGAAGGGCGTGCCCTGGTGCGCATGCTTTGTGGGCTACTGCATTGCCAACAGTGAGGCCGATGCCAAATACAAGGCAGCCGCCAAGAGCGTGGTGAACCCTTCAACGGCCGTCAATGGTCGCCGCAGCTCGCAAGAAGGGCTGGTACAGCGGCCACAGCAAGAACACCAAGCCCGGTGATCTGTTCATCATCGACGGCAAGCACGTGGGTTTCATCAACGCCATCAACAAGGATGGGACGTTTCAGACCGCAGAAGGCAACGCCAACAACGGCGTGCGGTCCTACATTCGCAGCTGGTCGGATGGCTGGCAGGTCATCAGCATCCCCGGCGTCGGAGCTCCGGGCCCAGCTGCCGTGGTCGACGGCTACGGATTCGACGACACCAGGGTGAAGCTCTACGGCGGCTGGCCGACTGCCAAGGCCCGCGACGGCCAGATGGCCAAGTACGCCGCGGCCAACCCCGATCACTGGACGCAGGCCGTCCAGGTCGAGCGCGAGCAGCCCGTATGCGTTCCGCGCCGGCCCCAAGGGAACGTGGGGGCACTACACCTTTGGCCCATGGCTGCACAAGACGGGCAAGGAAGTGCGCGACAAGCAGATGGAGAAGTGGGAGAAGGCCAACCAGGGCGTCACTGCCCGGCCGTGGAAAAAGACCTACAAGGAGGCGTGATGCCACCCGACACCATTCCGCCTGGCACCACGGTGATTGAGCCGCCGCCGGCCGAGCCCACGGATTACACGCCCGAGAAGGAAAGCGCCGAATGATCCCGAAGGTAGGACCGTCGACAATTGCCATCCTGACTGGTGCGCTGATCACGATGGTGGCCTTTATCGACACATGGGTGGAAGGCAACCCGTCCACCACCCTTGCGGCCATCAGTGCCGCGCTCACCGCCGCGCTCGGTGCCATCCGTTCGTGGCAGGCCGTATCAGCTGACAAGGAGAAGGCATCATCAGACCCGGAATCGCAATCGGAATCCTGATCGCTTGTTTCCTGATCGCCGGCAGCATCGAGGCGAACGGGGCACCATGCGAGAAGCACCAGGGCGCAGCCAAGACGGCATGCGCCAAGCAGTTGAAGCGGGACAAGATGGACTGGCCCCCCAAGCCGCGTGACTGGGAGATAAAGCGTCGCGTGGGATGGTGGTGGGGCAAGGCCGAGCGAATCGCCTATTGCGAAACCGCCGGCAATTGGCAGCACTACCCTCACGGCAGCTACATCGGCGGGCTGGGGATGTTCCGCTCGACCTACGGCATCGGGCAGGCTGTCACGGGCTATCGCTGGCCATCAGAGGGCGCCACCAAGGCTGAGCAGATCGCCGTGGGCTACATCGTCATGCGGCGCTTTGGCGTCACGGCCTGGGGATGTTCGTCCGCCTAGGCGGGTATGGTCCCGCCACATGCGAAGGGAGACCGCATGAAGTGTCCACACTGCGGGCATCCAGACCGGATTCACAGCGGTCAGCGTGCCCAAACCACAGAACCCGGCAGCTGCCAGTGCGGCCCGCCCGACAACCCTTGCGCGTGCCCTGGCTGGGCACATTGGCTGGTTGCGGGCAGGGAGCGTTACCTCGAGCTGCAGATGGAGCAGGACCGGGTAGACAAGGCATGGGGGGCGTCGATGCAGACGCTGTACGAACCCGACGACTGAACCCATGACTTGCAAGGCCGGTCACATCCTCAATTGGGACGGCTATTGCAGGATCTGCGGAGCATGGCTGGTTGACATAAATGGTCCCGCGTCACCGTTCCCTGTGCGTGAGGACAGTGCTGAAAGCGAGGGAGAAAATGGATTTGAGGAATGTGGCAGCGAAGCTGTCAACGATTGACGCGCTTGAGCAGCGCGTGACCGAGCTTGAGCTGGTAGTGCTTGAGCTCGCGGCAGGGGTGTCAGAACCCAGCGATTCCGTAAAGGAAGCCGAGGTTTTGACACTGCCGGAGCTGTCTAGTGTCACAAATGCAGAAGTTGAGCAGGAAAACCGCAGGGCGACCGTTTGGCTCATTGAGAGTCACATCATTCAGGGCATTGGCGGTTGGAAATGGTCGCGGCAGCATGGTCCCGATCACATTGCCTGCCCATTGACTGCATCTGCCGTTGCCGGTCGGCTCAATCTTGACGTGCACGACGTTCAGAAGCTGATCAAGGACCCAGACGCATGGCCAAGGTTGGCTTGGCGCAAGCTCCCGATTCCCCCGAGCCATCCCGAAGCCAAGCGAGGTACCGTGAGCATGCACGTCATAGCACCGCGGAAGGGGGCGTAGGAATGACTGACGAGCCATCTGCGGAGGTTCTAGAGTCTCCGGGGGCTGGGAGTAGGGCAGAGCGGCACGCGGCGCTCAGAAGGCTTGGGGAGGAATGGTGGGAGCCGCCGGCCGAGCTGATCGACACGCTGCCTAAGGGTGGTGCTGCAGCTGCGCTACCTGTCTCACATCTGGGTTCGCAAGGCGTTGCAGGACGCTGACCCCGATTGGTACTGGGAACCGATGGGGTATGACAGCGATGGGCAGCCGGTGATCGAGCGCGACAGCCAGGGCAACCCGGTGGGGTTCTGGATCTGGCTTCATCTGCTCGGCACCAAGATGCCCGGCTATGGGTCCGTGGAGCCCGGCAAGCGTGACGCCGTGAAGGAGCTGATAGGCGACGCGCTCCGCAACGCCAGCATGCGCCTGGTGGGCGGTGCCTTGTGGGTCAAGGACAACGCCAAGAAAAAGCCGCCGGCGAAAAAGAAGGAGCCGCTGCCCGCTGCGGCCGAGCCCGCCGACGATGCGCCGCACCACGAGAAGGCAGCAGGCAAGGACGCATACGACAGATTGGTCGACGAGTTCGGGAGGAACCCGTCAATGGCGCACTGGCCACGTTCAACATCGCCAGGTTCTCGGAGCTCAACCCGGTCAACGTCGAGGTCGTCAGGGCGTCGCTGGTGCAACGGGCCCGGCTGGTGCAGGAGCAGGAGAAGCGGGAGAAGGCTGATGGGTAAAGGCCCCGAGGCAGCGTTCCAGTCGCAGGTGATCCAGCTGGCGCATACGTTCGGTTGGCTGGTTCAGCACACGCGGCCGGCGAAACAGGGCGACCGTTGGCTGACGCCGATTAGTGGGGATGTGGGATTCCCTGATCTTGTGCTGGTGCATCCTCACCGGGGCATCCTGTTCGTGGAGCTCAAGAGCGACACAGGGGCAGTCAGTGATGCGCAATACAAGTGGGGGCGCAGCATCCGTGACGCCGGCGGGGAATGGAAAATCTGGCGACCCAAGGACATGGACGAGATTCACCGCAGGCTTGGGCACAAGGGGCAGTCATGAGTGACCGCCTACAGGAAATCCGCGCACGGCTTGACTGGTGGCAACTCGGGGACGACAAGATTATGAGCGCCACGCGAACACGATCACTGATTGATGATGTCGCGTCGCTTCTTGCCGACTACGACGAATGCGGACTGGTAAGCGACCGGGCGCAGGTCATACGGGCTGGCGTGGAAAGGTGGAATGACAATCCTCCGCAAGTTGGGCGGCCGTTCACTTGGTCAGAAGTGTTCTTGATGATCTACGGCGCTCATTACCTGATGGGTGCGATTGAGGCGGTGCGCGATGCCAAGTGACCGCTTACAGGGAGTCCGCGCACGGCTGGATGCCGTTGCTCCGTGGCGGTACACGTTCTTCGGTTGTTCAAAAGACGATGCCGAGTTCATGGCCAGTGCAGCAGACGACATCGCGTGGCTGCTGGCAGAGGTAGAGCGGTTGCGAGGAAAACAATGATTATCCATGCAGCCCAGCCCAAGCGTGACTTCACCGTCATCCCGAACAGGGTGCTGCGCGACGATGCCCTGTCCTACCGGGCCCGAGGATTGCTGGCCTACCTACTTAGCCAACCACCGGGCTGGCAGATCAGCAGCGGCAGGCTGGCCATCAAGACCGGCGAGGGGCGCGACGCTGTGCGCACTGCGCTGCGAGAGCTGATGTCTTGCGGGTACCTCGACCTCAAGCGCCGGCAAGGTGACAGGGGATTGTGGGAAGCGGAGTACACCGTGACCGACACGCCTTGGTACTTCGACTTCCCGCCTGTGGATAACTCGGGCGAGCCTGTGGATAACTGGGCAACCGGAGCCTGATTATCCGGCGCCGGATTCCTCAGGCCGTATTAGAAGAACTATAAGAAGAAGAACTAAAAGAAGGCGGCATGGGAAAACCAAGGAAGGATCTGGCCAGCAGCGCGTACCGAACACAACGCGCCAGGTTCCTCGAGGAATGGGATGGGCCATGCCACTGGTGCAAGCGTGCCAAGGCTGTCGAGCTTGACCACATCATTCCTGTTGCCGCCGGCATCGACCCAAAGGATCAAAGCAACTGGGTTGGCGCATGCAAGAAGTGCAACGCCCGGCGGGGAGCCGAACACCTTGCAAAGACTCGGGCGAACAGGGTCGCAGCTCGCAATCGCGCAGTGAAAAATCCCGCCGGCGTTTTTTGACAGCGAATCGACGTTGACAGCAATACGACTCTAACCCTGCAAAAGTTACGTATTGCTTTCCATCCAAAGTTCCATCGAGTATCGCGCGCAGGTGCACGCCGAAGTAGGCGGCGGCGAGCGAGCGGGCTCGGCGTGAGGCGGATGATCATGCGGAAGTGCATCAAACGCACCACTTCCGCAGCTGACGGCCATCGCGGGGCGTGGCGGCTCGGCGACCGACGCCTGAGCGGGTCTTAATTGCAGCACCAGCCGGCACCGGCGACGGCGAGGGTGCTTGCCGGCTCGGCCAGGCGGCGGCGGGCGGCGGGCGAGGGGCGGCGCGGCGGCGAGGGGGCGGCGGGCGCAGGAGCGGGGGGAGCGGACACGGCAGCCGCCGCGGCTGCCCCGGCGGGGGCAGTATTCAGCAGCCCAGAGATAGCAATCAGCCTACCAGCACAAGCCCAAAAGGAGAAAGAGAGGGAGGCCTGCTTAAGGGAAGCTCGGCGGCGAGAAGACAATATGAATCAAATGAAAGACATTGA